ATAGAATCGGCTAGGTTGTAAGCAATGATGTTTGCGATTGCTGGGTCTACATCTGCTAGAGAGAATAGTTCCAACGCACGTGTTACAAGTACAGCGTTACCGTACTCGTTAAGTGTAACTGTAACAGATGTTGGTGTTGACAATGCTACTGCATCTGGGTCAACTGTCTCTGTTAGTGTTGATGTCTTTGTGTCTAGGTCAACGTACTTCTGTAGAACTACAGTTGAACCTGGAATTGCTTGCTTTGCTGGGCGCTTATCTGCGACAGAACGAATTAGGGGTTCTGAACGGAGAGCGAACTCGAGAAGGCGGTCGTATGCCTTCTGTACGAGACCAGCACCGCCAACTGTACCACCGAGCGAACCGCTCGTGGTATCTGTATATGCGTTTGCCATTTTTTTTAGTCTCCTTGACTATGAACGATTGATTATTGTTGACTCTGCATCAGAGAGATTAACTCTTCCATAGAACTTGCATTGTCCATGCGCTGTTCTAGGTCCTGTGCTCGGTCTGGTGTAACGGCACCCTGGGTCATGACGTCTTGCTGACGTAGTGTCGCAAGATTTTGTTCGTCGCGCTTCTGTGATACCTCTATACCAAATAGGTCAGCGTTCTCGTCTAGCCAGTTCGATACTGCCTCTTCTGAAAAATCACCATCTAAATCCTTGAGGACTAGACGTGCTGCCTTCTGGTTTACACCCTTCTTTTCTAGTACTGACTTAACGGTAGACTCACGCTGCGCCTTGGAAAATCCCTCAAGTTGCTCAGTAAGTTCCTTGATACGCTTCTCATCTGCACGCTTGGCTTTTCGTAACTTTTTAAGTAAGTCACTTCCATCCATCGGTGTATCTGTGTCGTTATCTTGGTCATCGTCTTCGTCGTCCCAGTAGTTGTTGCTCATAGCAACCCACCCTTCTATTCGTTGTTAGTTCGCAGGCCACAGTTCAGTTCGGGGAAACTGGCTGGCTCCTACTGTCGGTCTATTACTCTGACGGGGCCGATAGGTCCGTTCAGGATTCTAGTATTGTCCTACCGTTTGCTGGGTAAGACTTGTTCTGTTTGTGCCTGCTGCACCACTAAAGGATGCAATCTCACGTTGTGTAAGTTTCTGACGCTTACGTTGTGCTGATGCTAGGCTATTGAATACCTCTTGCTCAGCTTCTGTCTGACCGTAGCCATCAAGAGTCGAACCGTAGATATCAGATAGTTTCTCAGCAGTTGGAAGGATATCTGCAATGGTTGCATAACCCTTTTGTGCTTCTGCTTGTGTAACACCTTGTGCTGCTAGTTGTTCAGCAACTGATACACCAGCTTGTAGTCCTTGACGTGCTGCTGCTACACCAATTTCAGATGCTGCAACCTGACGTTCAATCTTCTGGAACTGCTGGTTAGGGTCTAGTACATAAGCAACTAGGTCTGCTTGGCCAATGCCATAGTAGTCACGCAACTGCTTTGAGATAGCAGGGTCAGCATTTTGTACACGTTGTACTGCTGTAACTACACGGTTAGAAAGTTCTGCTGCAGAGACATCATTAGCAATAAACTGAGATACATAGTCATCAGTATCAAACTGCTTGAGTCCATATGCACGTAGAACCTGGCGATAACCATCTTCAACATTGAGGTACTCAGCAGGGTTTAAGACTGCTAAGCCCTTCTTGATGCGCTCTTGGTTAGCCTTAAAGCGTGTCTTATACTCTTCTGTCTCTTGTAGTCCTAATGTAATTGTGGCTTCAGTTGCTCCATCAATTGCTAGTTCTTTAATCTTATTGACAAGGCTACCCAAGCCATAGCGCTGGAAACGCTCAGTAAGAACATCAATAGCATTCTTACGTGTGGTTTCCGCTGCGGCTTTTTTTTCTGCAGCCGCCAGTGCTGCCGCTGTATTGTTACCTGCTGTAAGGCTAGCAATCTGTGCCTGTAATGACTTAATTAAAGAAAGAGTTGCTGAGTCAGTGCCACTACTGGATGTATTAGATGTGTTTGATGTATTACTATCTCCACCAATATTACTTCCAGTAGAATAATCACCTTGAAAAACTATCCACTTACCAGAAGAGTCTTTAGAAAGCGGTGCTCCAAATTCAGAAGAGCCGCTTATAGCGTCGCCGTATGCGCCCTTTTGGGAAATAGAAAGTTTGTAGTATGTTTCTCCTGCAGAATTTGTGTATGGAGTTATTTTCCATCCTGCAATATTGTCAGGGTTTACACCGAAATACTTTTCAAGTTCTGTGGGAAACTTTCCAGGATTGAAACCTTCTGGAAGTTTCTGGTTTACTACTTTTCCTGTTCCTTGATTCACGCTTGCAATGGCACCTGGCACATTTGTATTAATAGTACTAGCGGTGTTGGTGGCGTTCTCAAGTGCTGCAAGTTGTGCTGAAGTCTTACCAGTTGAACCGACTTTAGCTGTATAATAACGTGGGTCATCTATACCGACTGGAGAAGTCAAAGCATCGCTCGTAGTTAATGCACTCTTTGCTGCTGCTGCTTTCTTAGCATTCTCTACTGCTGTGTTTTCAATTGCAGATATTGATGGCTTAGGAACCTTTGCTAAATCAGCAGCTTCTTTTGTTTTGAATTGCTGTAGGGTTCCGCCAGTCTTGCTAATATATTCAGCGTACGAAACTCTGTCCTCAGGTGGTAGGCTGGCTTGAAATTTATTCCACTGTGCTTCTGTGTATGCCATTACATTAGGCCCCAATCGCTGAAGACTTTAGTAGTTAAAGTATCAATAGTATTACGTGCATTGTTTGTATATGGCCAGTCAGGTGAACTCTTAACCGTCTTCTCAACCATCCATTGAGGCATAATCTCTTGCTTGCCTGTGACTGGATTGATATAGTTCATAATTCTTTTAACCAAAGGATTCTGGAAGTCAACAGTATCTGGGTCTAACTCTAGTAAACTAGCCACAGAAGATGTTACGTTAGATGCAAGAGCTGACAAAGACACATTGTTTTTAATGCCTTCTGCGTAGGCAGGATATGCACTAGCAGAAAGATTTTTAATATCATTCATAATATCATCTGATGTAGTTTCACCAGCAAACAATGCTGCGGACTTGGTATCCCAATATGCAGTGTTTAGTAGGTTACCAACGCCGTAGGCATTAGCAAATGATTGCAATGCTGATACAGAACTCATGGTGCTTCCACCAAGTTTACCCATGCTACCAGACTTGATAATTAATTGGTCGACTTGGTCGTCGCTCATACCACTTTGGTAACCAATTTCTACCTGCTTTTCAACGCCAGGTGTCCATTGTATGCCCTGCTGAATCAAACGTTTCTTTGACTTTACCTTGTATGCGTTTAAGTCTTGTGCATATACACCAGGTTGATTTTTTTCTGCAGTCTTTCTGGTACGAGCAATAGAGTTATTGTTTCGATAGAAAGCGCTTCCTAAAACAAAAGAACGGAAACCGTCCATGTCTCCTTTAAGATACGCCTGCCATGCTTTTTCAAGGTCTGGGTCGGTAGCCTTGAGAGCAAGAATCATTTGAAGTTGCTCTGCTACTGTAGCATCATTGTCGCTAATAGCCATTATAGACCCCCAGACAGGATGCTAGTCATATCTTTCATAAACTCAAATCCCTTACGGCGTTCATATTCCTCAGGGTTTGACTCCTTAAGTTTCTTTTCAACAATTGCTTCAGACGCTTCAGCGGTTAGACCAGGTGTAGTAACCTGTACATTTTCCATCTTGCCTGTCTTCGGATTCTTAACCTTTTTGTAGGTAGTAAGAGTACCAGTATTAGCCTTATTAAGTAAGTCGAATAGTTCCAACTTCGTGGCTTCGTCTAACTTCTGCCCAATCTTTGTAAGACCCCATTGTTCAATTGCATCGAAACTCTTAGCCTTATCTAACTGTGAGATAGAACGAGTAGGAAGAGTTGGCTCATCTCCTTTTACAGACTTTAATGAATCAGTTAATAACTGAAGTGGAGTAATCTTAGGACCGCGTCCACCTTGATAGATGGTCGCCGCAGTTGTTACTAGTTGTGACCATAAGCCATATGCTTCAAGTTGGGTAATCTTTCTACCCTTGGCAGCATATGCGCTAATAATTTTGTTTTGCAGGCTTTGGTCATTCCAGAAGTCAGTTGCATAAGTCGATGCTAACTTTAATGTTGGGACAACAGATGACATTGGCTTACCATCTTTAAAAACTAATCCTTTTGTAGAGTCATTAGTTTCGCCTGTATATACAAATGCTGTAGTTCCAGCTGCTCCTGCTACCCATATAGCTGGGTCATCTGTGTTAAGACCAGTGGCTACCCTAAGGTCTGCAGCTAAGTCATCGGTAATGCCAACGGGCGCATTTGGTGCAATAACTGGGCCCTTAGGCAAAGGTGCTGGTTTATCAGACTTTGGTGGAGTCTTAGGTTGCCCTGATAGTTGACGATTAATCTCAGCAAGTTCAGCACGGTCTTTCTTGGTTGCCTCTAGCGATGCAATACGTTCTCTTGCAGTAGTTGCAGTAACATCAACCTTAGAAGCAGCGGCAATCCTAGCCGTTAATTCTTTTTTACGTTTTAATAGTTCTTCTGTGGTTGCCATGTTATAGTCCTGAACCTAGGTATTTGTCATAGATTCTATCCTGTGATAGGAATCTGTCATAGATATTAGCGAACTCTAAGTCACCAGCCTTAAGTTGGTTAACATAGTAGTCAAGAATTATACGCAAATCTATGTTCTCCTTAGCATCGATATTATTAGATGGTCGCCCACGTAGTCTTGCTGCAACTGCATCTCTTGCCTTCATGTATACAGCAACTGATTTCCACGTAGGGTCATCAGCATTATCTGCCATAAACTTTTCATCAGCAAGAATCTTCTTGAATCCAATGATTGTCTTGGCACCCTTTGTGCCATCAACATCACGGTAATCTTGATACCATGCACTAGGTGAGCCTGTTGGCTGACCTGTAACTGGGTCAATATCAGATGCTAGTTGCTTAACAATAGCCTGCTTTGCAGCAGCCAAGTCTTCAGCACCTGCTTGTTGTAGTGATGTAAGTCCACGCTTATCAAGGTGTGCATCAAGAACTGCCATAGCACGGCGGTACTTAGCCCAACCCTCACGTGCAGCATTCTGTTGCTGTGCTTCTTGAGGGTCTTGCTTTCCACGGTACTTCTCAGGTGTTCCTGGTGCGATAGATGTCTCTGATTGCCACCAGTATGCTGTAGGATTATACTTAGCAGCACCTGAACCCTTGGTAATTAAACCAACTAGGTATGAGTTGTCACCCTTTACATCAGCAATTAGGTCTGTGTAACGCTTAGCATTCTGGACATCATCCATTGTAGCCTGTGAACCTGTAGGGTTCTTAGACAAAGATGTAGCAAATTCAAAGTACTCAGGGTAATCCTCAAGGAACTTAGCATCTGCACCTAGACCAAAGGTCTGGCTATATTCACGCCACTTGTCCATGTAGAAACGGTAAGGGCTTTCAAATTGTGGGGCAAATGGTAGGATTAAGTTAGCCGCTACACGCATCTTATAGAATGCGTCAGTCTTCTTCTTAATTTGTCCATCTGTTAAGTAAGCAGTTCCTGCTTCTTGTGCCTTCTGTTGTTCTGTTAGCCAGATGAGTTGATATGTCTTAGCATAGTCATCATTGTTGAGGCCTTGTACAGCCTTCAAAGAGTTACGCATCCATGTAGGTAGGAACTGAGTTAATGATGCATCAGGTCCATATGGGAATGCGAACGATACAACTTCAGATAGTTCTGGCTTTAACTTAAGAATATTTGCTACAGGAATAGCAGCAAATGGACCAACAGATACACCGAATGGGTTACCTTGGAAGATAACATCGAGGCTTCGCTTGCTGATACCTATCTGGTCAAGTGATGAAAGTCCCTCTCCGATGACAGGAAGTTTCTTTAATGCGTTAGGTATAGGCAACCACATTGTATTGTTTGCACTCAATGGGTCTCTTGTGCTTACTGGCTCACCGTTTTCATCTGTAATAAGACCTGCACGGTTAGGTGCATTCCATACAATGTTGGCACGGTTAAGAATAGCAGGGTTATCCATGCCAATTTTGAACCATGTCTTGATTGCATTTTCTTGTGCAGAGAAGAATGGCGATACAAAGCGTAACATATGTGCAGCATTTGAGCGACGTTCTACGTTATAAAGGATTCCCTTTACACCTTTAAGAGCATCTGCTCGTGCACCTGCAGTTAGGTTGTACTGTAGTTCAGCAAACTCTTCACGAGTGAATGTGCCACCCTTTAAGAACTCTGCTGTCTCAAGTCGCTTCTGAATTGACTTTTCGTATAGGTCAATAAACAATGGGTGACGTGCCCAGTTGTCTTCAGGTATCTGTGCTAGATACTTAAACAATGATGATGTGATACGCCTAGAAATAGCACGTGGGCGTAGATTCATATTAGCATCTAGTAAGTGACCATGCACGATAGGTAGCGCATTAGGGTCACGTACTGCATCACGTAGGAAATCTTCTGTTACTTTACCAGCTTCTTCTCCAGGAAGTGCTGACATAATCTTTTCACGAATACCATAGCCGTCAGGAATATAGTTATCCAAGAACTTCTGCGCTGTAACTACATACTCTAATGAGTCGGCACGGGCAATGCCTAGACGTGCACGTAGCTCCTTGTTATCTGCTAGTTCTTTTGCTACCTCGTCGACACTCTTGCCAGCCATAAGTCCACGAGGAACTGCAGCATTGGCAAATGTCTCATTGATAGCATTTGTCCACTCTTGGTAGTAGTTGACATCTCCTGGACGCACAGCGCCACGGCCCTTACTCGCTACGTTTGCACCGTAGATAGTAGAGTAGTCTTCAAGAAGTGAATAGAAAGTCTGTTGTGATGAGTTCAACTCACGGAATAGTCCACCATTAGGTCCGCCAAAGGCTCCCCAAATTGTGTACTTAGTTCCATCTGGGCTATCGACAGTTGATGTAAGTTCAATGTCCTGCTCACCAATACGCTTCTTACGTGAAGCAACCTTTGATTGCTCTAGCTTAGTAAGTGCTACGTTGTTTGACTCGTAAGCTGCGTTTGCTGTATCTAGTGACTTTTGCTTTACAACTAATTCACCGATTAAATCTGCATTGTCTGGGTCTAATGATACACGTGCTTCAAGATTTGCAATTTCTTTTGACAGGCGTGCAATCTCTGAACCGCTCTTCTGTAAATCTTCTTTAAGAGCCTTGTAGTCTATCTTGGCTGGTGCGTTGTAGTTGTCAACCATACGGTTCTTAGCAGTTCTAGTATTATCTACTAGGTTTCTCATTCCCTCACCTGCGTGACGAAGGGAAGCCATAGCACCTACCGTAGCCCAGATACGTAGCTGCGAGTCGGCAGCGTTACGGATAGGGTATCCAAGGCGCAGAAGAACTGCAGCCTTCCAAAGGTCAGATGTTAACGCAATCTTGTCATGAATGCTACCACCAACTGCACGAAGTGAACTTGCGTTTTGCTTAATGACTGCATCAATTGAGTCAAAATCTGCAATTGGCAGGAAGTTTGCTGTTTGAGATTCAAACAATGGTACTTTAATCATTTGATTAAGTTCGTGGTCATACAAAAATCCTTCTTCTTTGGATTCACGTAGTTTGCCAGAACGCAATTGTGTATGATAATTGTAAAGGTCTTCTGCATCTTTTTCAGAAATTCCATTTTTTGCAGCAATAATTCTATAACCAGTTTGCTCTAGGTCATTAACAACACGAGCACGTGCTTCAGGTGTAGTTGCACGAGAGTAACGCTCTACATATGACAAGGCATCTTGAGTTGTAAAGGTACCAGTTTGTAGACGTGTTATAAATGCTGCACCTTTTGTAGGTACTGGCTTAGACAATGTAATCAAACGGTCTGTGACGGCTGTTACTTCACGAATTGAGTCACCTTCGTTAAGATTAATGACACCACTTGGACGTTCTTTTTGTCCCCAAGTTACCTTGTAGTACAATTTGTGAAATGGTGTTGGCTGATACATTGTAACTTTTGCATCAGCTAGAGCATTCGAGTGATATGGAAGACTATTAGCAGTAGCAATGAATCGTCCAGTTCCCTGGAACAAACCACCGACGCCCTCTGTAAGGGCTGGTGTTTCAGAAACTCCTAGTAGAGTGTCAACGTAACGGTCATGCTTTGCCCATGCGGAGATAAAATCTCTATCAGCCTGAATCTCATCAGGTGTACGCAGAGCGAATTGCAGCATATCCTCGGTTGTGCCATTAATTAATTTAGATTCTTCATTGAGTAAAACTTTATAATCGCTCATTGTCATCTCGCCATTTGCAATACGCAACGGCGCTACAATGTCTGGGCGCTTTAGTTCATCAAGAATATCTATACCGCTTTTATCACCCATGACTGCAAGCATTGTATTGATTGCTTCGTCCTTAGTGGCAGTTGTTCCAAGCAAGTATGAAACTGTAGCCTGATTATTACTACCCTTGACCCAAGGGTGATTCTGTGCCCAAGCAATGTCATTGTTAGCAAAATCTTCAGCAAGTCTGCTGTACTTATCTGCCAACTTATTTTGTGTTGGAATGCCAGAACGAACTTCACGAAGTGCAAGGATTGCATCCTTGGCAGAATCTGCAGCACGCTTAGCAGCAATATACTTTCCACCGATAATAGAAACATCGCCTGCAAACTGAGCAATTGTATCAATAGAACCAGATGCAACTCTACCCATTAGGCTGTTGGAGAATGCCTCTTCCCGTTGCTTATCGTCGTAGATATCAAAGTCAGAATCCATAAACTTTGGAGTTAAATCATCTGGTAAAAAAGACAAAGAGCTACCAAGTTGCGTAGACAATGCTTGACCAAAAGAAATTTCGTTACGTGCTTCCCATGCTTTTTTCCATGAGTCGCTGATACCCATGTTTGGGTCGCGTTGTGCAAAAAGTGTTACAGCAGAAAGAGGTTCACGAATAAGGTTGCGGTTAGTGGCTTCAATTGCGCCAAGAACTCCACCAAGTGGACGACCAATATTCTTAGCCAAGTCAATTGTAGATTGCTTTAATGTACCAAGAAAAGTATCATATTCTTTTCTATCGTTCCAACCTGCTGTTGCAATATCCCAGGCAAATTTTGCAGGAGATGCAATTGCAAGACCGACGTCTAAACCCCAGTCTCTGGTTCCTTTTGCAAGGTCACCAATGCGGTTCCAGATATCCATTAAATGCCATTCATCAAAATTGCTAAAGCACGACGCGTTTCTGCAGATGTATTTGGACGGGAAGCAATATAACTTAAAACTGGATAGTATGATGCGATGCTCTTATTGAACTCAGCATTGTTGTCTGCGTTGCTTGGAAGCATAAGCGCTTCTGAACCAGGACCTGCGCCCATATTAATACCAGCCATAATTGACTCGTCAGGGTTCATCGTTGGTTCTGTAAGAGGAATAATAGGTGGTTGCGATGGTGCGACGTCCATTGGGCGTGCAACAGTTGCAGCAACCTTAGCAAGAGGAGCTGCTGCTGCCTGCTCGTTGATTTGCTTGTTCATTCCATACGCATAACCTTGTGCTACGCGTCCAGATTGACCTGCTCCGCCTGTACCAGAAACATTAGCAGGACTATACTGTGGACCACCATTGGCGCCACCACGATTTTCTACAGCCATGTTTCCTCCTACTTAGTAAATTGTTCAAAGATATGAAACGGCGGAGCCGTTTCGTTATTGTTAAGTGCTGCAATTCTCATTGCATCTAGCATTGTAGTTCCTGCATGTAGTGCTCCAACTGCAAAGTCACCACCAGAACCAATACCATAAAATCCTGTGTTATTCATTCCAACTGAAAAATCAGAATCTATCTCAAAGATAGTTCCATTGATTCCTAGTAGAAGGTTTAATTCAAACTTATTATCATCATCATCTGATGTTTTATTAAAATCTACGCCTGCTTCAACAAGTGCTGCTTTAAGCGATGGCACTACCTTATTGATTGCAAACTCGTATAAGTTTGCTTTAGCCTTTACTGTAACTAGTGGAGGCGTCCACCCGTGGAGTACCACTTGTAAACTACGATAGTTACCAGCACCAGAAATAATATAACTTCCACGTTCAACTGCCTTTGTCATGTCGGGATGAGTATAAACTTTACCAGCAGCGTTGATTCGACTGTCTGCTACGATTACACACTTGTCTTCGTGCTGAACACCGATAATCGTAGTCATTGTCCCCTCCTAGATTATATGCGTCGCGTTGAACGAACGCTTGCTGTTGGCTTTCCACTACCAGTAATACCTGATAGTAAGCTCATAATGTCTGGTGGTGCTGCCTCAATTTGAGGTGTAGCGCCTCCTGCTGGAACGCCAGCGGGAACAGGGGACGGTTGCTCAACCGCTTGTTGGGCCCCAGCAGGAGGAACTGGTTGCGGCTGTGGCGTAAAGACTTCTTCAATGACGTCCTCTAGTGCCTGTCCCTTTTGGCGTGCCTTAATGACAGCCGCAATCTGACGCACAACTTCAGAAGCGTCCTGGCCTTGCATAGCCATCTGTGGTATCGCTTGAGAGAGTGCATTAATGGAACCGAGAAGCGATGCTCGCATACTCTCGATTTCAATCTTTTCTACTTCTTGGGTTACATTAACTGTGAATGGAAGTTCACGCATTGCCATATCCTTGGAGATAAGTCCACCACCAAGTGCTTGCAACATAAAGATAAGTCCCTGTGCAGGGTTAAGTCCTGCCAACATACCATAACGAACATCGGCTGAGTAGTCACCCTTAATGTCCTTCTTAGGAGCGTATGTGATTTCATATGGTGAACCTGAGTCTACACCACGAATTGTCTTTTCATCTGGGAAAATTAATTCATCAACTTGGAAACAAAGTTGGATTACATCGCGCAGCGCTGATGCAAAGATTGCTTGTGCTGACTTAACCTGTGTATCAAAGGCTCCCATAAGAGCCTGTACACCTTGGCCAGTAACAACTGAGGCGCTGATGTTTCCTGTGCGTGATTCAGGGTAACGTGTACCAACACGCAACTCTTGACCAAGCAATGTCTGCTCAGTAAACGCGCCTGGCGGAATATTAAGTTCTACGCGTCGGACGCCTGCTGGATTTGCAGTACGAATAACAGCGTCGCCACCAAGCTGCAACTCTTGTACATCTTGTGGAAGTACAATAGGAGCTTGTACAGATTTTTCTGCAGCTTCCATTGCGAGCAACGCAAAGCGGTTGCGAAGCAACTGGATACCGAGGACGTCATCAAACTGTCCACGCAGTTCATCATCAATAGATGGCTTACGGGCTACTACAACCATCATCTTACCCAATGGATTCGTAGCACGTGATAGTACTAAGTTATTCTTTGTAGGGATGTAGATGATTGATTGGTCTTTGTCGTAGTAACGAATCATTTCAACCTGAGTATTTAAGTCTTGCTTGTAGCCAAAGCCACCTAGCAAGGAGTACTCATACTCAGGATATAATGCGACTAACTCAGCCAAAGAAGTCATGTAGCGTTTTGCAAAGGCAATGCAGCGTCCGTAGCGGTCGAATTCTGGGTAAGCACCCACAGGGTTTTCTAGGCGGATGCGCGGCAACTTTGCTTCCTCATCCAATTCAATAAAGAATGGGAGGAAACCGTAAGTGATATACCAGTCTGCACCTTGGTACATATGTACTGCAAGGTCAGAGTGTGAAAAATAATTAGAGGCGATACGTGTGCGCTTGTCAGCAAACTGACGTGCTCTATCTGAAACAGAGTTGGCAGCCGAACAGTTGACCGCAGGTAACGGTGCCATAACTTCTGACAGGTCGCTTGCGACAACGTCAATAAAGTTTGCAACTACGTTAGCATCTACACCGTCTGGAAAGAAGTCAGGATAGACAGATGCAATGTTACCCTTGCGGACCGAAAGAACGTCGAGGTTGCGACCGTCGCGTTCAGCGTTGCGGAAGCGAAGGTTCTCGACTCTCGCCGCAACTTGTTCGATTGATAATGCCATTGTTATCCTAACTATAAGTTTCTTGCCATTGCTCAGCGAATGCTTCGTCTAAGTTCAATGACATTCTGCTTTGCTTTTGGTATCTGGTTGCCCAGCGATTATTTTGGAACTGACCAACCTTGCTGCCTTGTTGCATTAATTCGCGGATGCGAATGATAGCAAACCATAAAGCCATCACGCAGTCAGTGGGGTTCTTAGTATCGGGCTTCCAGGTGATGAGTTGCTGTACAAGAGACTTAAGTCCCTCTGAGCCTTCGTTGCTTGGTAGTTCGATTAGACCGTTGTCTTGGTAGCGACCATCATGTATAGTACCAAAAAGGCTAGACATAGATGCTACACCGAAAGATGTGTCCCACTTATTCTTACCAGTAAAGTGTGAGTTTAACTGGCAGCCGTAGGTAGCCAGATAGTTACGCAGGTCAGTGTCCATAGCGTAGTACTTCTGGTGTGCGTTGATTTCCACACGAAACTCTTGAGGGCTATACTTCTCGACCCACTCACGAATTAGAGCGTTCTCCTTTTGAGGAGTAGGGTCTGCCATATTGACGCAGTCAAGTACATAGATTGTACTATCGTCGCGGTTAAGAGTTACGGCTACAAATGCTGAACGGCCAGATACGGCAGGGTCAAAGCCAATTACTGTGTAGGTCGAGCCTGCTCTGGATGGGTGCCCTGGAGCACCAGGTTTAAGCGGTCCACGCTTTCGCATACCGTTAACACATCCTGCAACTGCTGTTGGCGAGAATATGGAATCGGACTGGACGTCTTCTTGTTGGTAGACCATAGCCCAGACAGATGCCGCAACTTCAGAGCGGCGCGTAAAAAGCGAGGGTCCATCCCATTTCGGATAAAGTCCATTTTCGTCAGGCTCATCAATCTCGTTCTCCTGCATCGTGGTCTTAGGCCACAGCGTCTTCCAGTTATCAGGCTTCTCGTCAAACTGAAGTACGGCAGGCATTGCAAAGTAAGTAAAGGGTGATTTGCCACCAGACCACTGTTGAGGGTCACGTAGCATTTTGTATAGGTCAATTGGTGCAACTCGAGTGCCAACGATAATTAATTTACCATGTCGCCCAAGGCGGGTAATAACTTCCTTTTGAATCCACTCGAGCTGCTTTTCCCACTCGTGAGCGTTTGAGCCCATCACAGCATCGTCGATAATAATCAGGTCAGCGCGAGCACCGTAAATCTGTGAGCCCATACCTAGGGCTTGGACCGTAGGGTCCTTTTCGCCAGAGTCGCGTCCTGTTCCCAGATAAATCATGTCAGCAGACCATTGTGTTGAGTCTGCCTTGTACCCTCCATTTGGGCCGAAGGCTACTTGGAGTTTGGTGAAGGCTGGGTGGGAAAGTCTAGTTTTGATTG